CACCCAATATTCTTAAATCCATGAAACTGAATGTCCATATTATACCATACCGTCCTTAACCATATAAACGTTCTGTTTTCTGATATCGTTTCCCAATTTCCATTGACGCAGTTCTGCCCGCTGTTCTCTGGACAAGTGCTTAAACTGTGATTCAGGATCTACCAATAATGGTATTTCTAATTCATTTAATTCCCTAGCGAACTGCCAATCTAAGCAGTTATTATTATCATTAGATCCATTGAATGTAACTTGTTCCATAATTTCACGATTGATCCATTGACAACAGAAACCTGTAAAGCCTGCTTGGAATGTCTCGTCAGGAATATTGGACTCGTTATAATATGAAAAGGTACCACCGTTTGCAAACTGATAATCTACTTCATTGATATTCTGACAACAATAAACATTATGTTCGTTCTGTGCCTTGTTTGCAATTCCTGACAAATTGGAATAATCATATTCTAAGACCTTACGTTTTAATGATTCAAATGAATTGTAATCTATGACCAAATCATCAGGACATATTACCAAGTGAGTGTATTTCTTATTCATTAAGAAATAATGTTTTGCAAAATGATAGGCTTCCATCTCGGGCATATTCTCTACTATTAATTTGTCATAAAATAACAGATCCCAAGAATCCTTGACTGCTTCAATATCACGGACTTTAGGAATAAAAATAAGGGGGTGCAAGGTCATTACCTCACGTAGTCATTATTGTCTTCGCCAACGATAACTCTGCCATCTTCCTGAATTCTATTGCCGTTTAATTTGGCAAATTTACCTTTCAAGGTAGAAGATTTTAGGTTTTTCTTTTTGGTCTCAATAACGGCTAACTCTTTATCATCTAGTTTGAGTAGTTTCTCTTTTTGTTTTTCGAGTTTTTTCTTCTCTGCCAGATACTCTACGGTCTTGATAGTCAATCTTTGATAATTAACCTCAAGGAAATTGAGTTCTTTATTGATTTGGGCTATTGTTAGTTGTGCCATAAAATAAAAAAGAGTAGATGAGGTATATAAACTGTAATATAATTTATACACACTAATCTGATTTGACTCGTCTACCTAAACCTAACATAGCAAATGCGGCTAATGAGCCTGCTATTACTATGAGTTTAAGGTCATTCCATAGTTCTTTGCCCTCAGAAGACTCGAATCCGTACGTTAATGCGCCGACGGTTACGTAGCCAACTGAGCCAAAGACTAAGAGTGCAACGAGAACAAGTTGGATTTTACCAACTGTATTTGCGTCCATCTTAAGACTCATAAAAAATAAAGGGTGTAAGGGTTATATAAATCCTACTATTAGCCCTGCGGCTATGCCTATTGCACCTATAATGCCCAATATCTTTTCCCATGACCATTGACGTCCAGATTCAACTGAATCCAAGGTCTTTCCACGGGTTTTTCTTTCTGTATCTATACGTACAAGTTCTTGTGCGATATTATCAATACGTTTGTGCTGATCATCTAGTTTCGCTCTAACAGCACGCAGTTCATGTATGATTAAATCGTGGAATTTCTCGCTATCCATATTTAACCATATATAAACCGTTCTATATAAAGTATTCTACCATTTAATCGTGCGGCTAAATTGAAGACTTTAATATAAAAAAATAAAAATTTGATTAGATTGACTAATCGTTTTTACTTGAAAGAATTACGTATGCGGTTGCGTCTAGTACGACTGCATTGACTCTGTGTGTTGCAACAATGTCAACGGATTGTCTTACTATGTTCTTACCGAACTCTAATTCTATATCTCTACCTACTGCTAGACCAAATGCTTTGCCTTTCATGAAACAGATGTTTCTTGCGGCATTGTTGTTGTCGGTATTAATAGAGTTTGTAACGAAGATCTCAATACCAAAGTATAAAGATATTCTTCCTTGTCTACTAATTTCTGGGGAACTGTTTTGGATAAAGTCGACTACGGCTGAATCTTGGATCAGTTCTTTTTGGGCTTTTGGTGTCATAGCACATACAGCGGATCCATTTTCTGCTTCATGACCTTGGCTTTGGAGTCTAACCTTTGCGGCTTCGATCCCTGCGGCTTTCATAACGCCTGCGGCGTCTTCGTCGGTCTCGTCAGTAATCAAGGCACCATCATTTGCGTCTAAGTGGTTTGCACCAAAGTCGACTGATGTGCTTGCGGCGATAGTTGATAAAGTGATTGTAACTTCATCTTCTAATGCTCTAGTTCTTGCTGTTTCTCGGATTTTCTCGAGTAAGTCTTTTGGATATTTCTCTACTTCTGCTTTTAAGACGTTTTGTCTAAAGCCTCTTACTGTGTTAGCAGAGACTTCGATTGCGGTCAAAGCGTGGGTAGCAGGGGTAATATCTGTACTTACGTGTTCGGTAATTGTTCCGAATGCAGGGATATCGAGTGTGTAGAATCTCACGGTGTCATAACCTTGTGGGATAACTTTAACTTGTACCCAAGGACGAATGGTCTTAACTAAAATTCCACCCGGAAGGATAACAATTTGTTGTCCAACATCTACTCCCGGAATTGTACCTGATGTAGATATTGCTTCTGAGAATTGACTTGGTTTGTTGACTGAGTGTTTTGCTAAGAATTCCTCTTTGTCGATTTTCATAGATACTTGTTCTCCTGCGAGGACTTTATCCATTAATGCGACTTGTTCATCTACTTGTTTTTCTTCCCATTGTTTAGGGCTTACTTCACTTTCGGTAACTTCGGTTTTCTTTGCTTCGGTTGTAGCTAATTCGGTTTGAATTTTTGCTGTTTCCTCTGCGACTCTTTTCTCGACTAAATCTGCGATAGATTTCTCAAGTGCTTCTTGTTTTGCTAGGTCTTCTGCTTCTTTTGCTTTAAGTTGATCTGCTTTACATTTAAGATCGTCTTCTGCACATTTATCGGCTTCTGCTTTTGCGGTTGCGGCGGCAGTTGCTTCTTCCTCTTGTTTTTTGAGGTGTGCGTCCATACGGGCTGTAATGGCAGCGTCTACTTTTGCTTCAAAATCTGCGTTAAGATCTTGCTCAACTTTGTCGTTACTTGTCATTACTTTAGTTTCATCATTCTCAATACTATGAGAAGTAATTTTACACTCGGTTGCAAAGAGTTCTACGTTGTGTTTTCCACACTTGGACTCTGATAATGTCAAAGAAACCTCTGGGATTCCCGGATTCTCGCCCAATAGAATACTCATTTCGTTAAATGAAACGTCAATAGGTGCTGACATACAGTCTCCACCGTCATTATGGCATACTTGTTGTTCGCCATTAGCGCTTAAACCTAAAGATACCTTGACATTCTCTCCATTCTCAGTTAAGGCTTTAACCTGAGTCTCTACCATACCGTTACTGATAGTAGCACGATAGTTTAACTGTTCTTTCTCTTCGTCCCAGATTAAATGTGATTCTCCTATAATGCCTGCTTCTGTATTATCGTGATTTAGGCGTAAAGGTACGATCTTATCGTGTCCTTTGGCTAGTTCAGAAGCGAAATAGAAATTACCATTAAGTGATTTTCTAGGCATGGCTAGAGTACCTTCGACGTTTAACATAATTCTATATTAAACAATATAATAAAGAGAAGTGATTAATCATACCTGACTTTCTTAGGTGCTTTGGTTTGATCTTTAGGTGTAACTGTGATATCATCATCATCATCTTGTAAGGCGTTATTATTCTCATCTACTACCATAGGTTGAACAATAATAGGATCTTTTGGTTTCTTTTTCTTTTTCTTAGCCTCTGTAGGTTGTTCAGGCTCAGGTTGCTCAGTAGGCACAGGCTCGTTACCCATTTTATCGGTAGGTGTTACTGATGTGATAGGCAAGGTGTCTTCCATGTCAGTCATATCGATCTTAACATCAGTATTCTCTGAGAGATAGCCTCTGACTTCTGATCTCTTGATTGTTCCTTTTTCAAACAAGGCTGTAACGTCTTGTATAGATAATACGGATTCAGAATCAAATTGAAAGTCTACTTTAATGTCTACAGTCTTTGGATTGAATCCTAATCCCTCTAATACGATATCAAATATCTGTTTTTTAAGACCTAATCCGAATCTACGTTGAATACGTTTAATCTTTAGTTTGATAATATCACTTGCTGACTCAGAAGAAGCCCTTGCAGTAAAGCCTGCGGTCAAGATCTGTGAAGCAAACTGTGTGCCTGCTTCAATAACGTCTTTTTCCATATGTTCAATATATTTATCGAATTTAGAGGCAGGGTTTACTTCAAATACCTCTGCCTTGAATGCCTTGTCAGTAATAATCTTTGCGCCTGCACCCATTTTCTTGAATTCTTGTTGTTTATCCTCAATAAAGTCTTCGCCTACGTCTTCAAACTGAATCATCATCATTGGAGAGGCATAAGACTTGAATATCTTTACCATAGCGTCTTCTATCTTCCACATTTCTTCTACAGAAGATTCAATATATTTACCATTGACAGATTTAGGTGTTACAATGGATTGTGCGAGTGATCTACCCCATAACTCCTGTCTTCTTGATGTAAATCTAAGATGTGCAAGGTCTTTGGCGTCTATTTCAAGATCCTTGTCATTAACGTGTTGTGTATAGGAGTGAATTCTGCCAGTTTTGTCTCTTTTGGCACCTACCATGGTTGTAATATCAACTTCGTCAATATCTACGACCTTTTTACCCTTTCTAATCAATTCATAGATAACATTGCCTGCAATAACATAAGAATGACACCCATCTTCTACTTTTTCTTCAATATAATTGTCTTTTACCCATTTTTCAAGCGCAGTTACAGCCTTTTGGTTTTTACCTGATATAACCATACCACTACCTAAAATTAACTGAGTATATGTATCAGAAGCAAGATAAAGTCTTGAATCGTGATCATTTAAGTAAAATATCTTGGCAAAAGGTACCTCTGGCTTTGTTCCCTCTGACCATTCATGGTAATTAACCTCACTTTTAATGCCCTCTTCGACTACAAAGGCGTTTCCAGTTGATTCTATAGGATTTATCTTGATATTATCGAACAATATAGTCTTTTCTACGTTTTAGTTAATAAACAGAAGTATTATGGTTATCTAATTCTTAATTTACCTGATCCGTTAGTTCCACGGGCAGATAACTGTTCATTTGTACCTGTTAATACGATTACAACCTCTCCTATAAAGTTTATATCCAAATATCCTGAGGGTGGTAGATATTCTCCTGTACCTGAGTCGGCTACAACCTTATCACAGTCTTCTGAGACTATTCTAATGCCATCTTGGTCATATAATTCAAATTCTAATGTATAATTGGTTAAATCAAAGACATTTACCATTTTTTCTTCCTGATATATTGTAAATGATATACCATTACCTGATGTAGTAGTATAGTC